CTCCTGCCCATCCATCCATCGGCGCCGCAACAATCGATTTTCAGCGATCATGGTATCCAGGTTTGACACTCGATCTTCCAGGTTCATTTTTCCTCCTTACCCACAGCCATTTCACGCGTGACGGCGCCGGAAATGGTCCCCTTCGGGCGGACCTTGCCGAGCCGCTGGCGGCACAATTTGCAGTGTCCATCATGTCTCCTCGGCATCACGGCGACCGGCTTGGTGTGGTTTCATGGCGCGAGTTCCATGAGCAGCCCTTCGAGGCGTTGATTGTGAGATTCCGTGTCCCAGGCGGCGGACCTGGCGGCGGGCCCGGCGGTGTCCCAGGTGGCGGCCCTGGCGGCGGCCCTCAGCGTGTCGTCGCCGGTTTCCAGGAAGTCGCGGACGATCTGGGGCGCGTCCCACAGATGGAGCACATCGAGGGCCGACAGGCGCGCCGAGAGCCACAAGACATCCGTGGCGTCGGCGATCCACATCGTTTTACGTCGAGAACAGACGATCTTGTCGGTGTCGTGGACGACGCGGCCGCCGATCTCGCAGAGGGAGGCCCAGGAGGATGGGGCGTACTTGAGGGCGTCGATGGCGCGCGGGCTGGCGTGCAGGCCGCGCTGACACAGGACGATGGGGCCGTCGTAGGTTTGCCATTCGCCGGCGATGGCTGGGGCGCCGTCACGGTAGACGGGGACGCCGTTGCGGGCGGCGAGGAAATGCCAGGCCAGGCTGCTCATGTGTCCGCCATGCGCTCGTGGGTGGGCTCGTCGGTCATCGCAGCCTCCCCGCTGAGCGTGCCACGGGGCCCCGTGACGTTCCGCCGCCCAGCGTCACGCGCGTTTCCATCCCCACCGCTCCCCCGGCTCGCCGGTCTTGATGTAGCGGCCGAGTCCGTCCGCGTCGAGCGCGGCCACGTCCGCCGTCTCGCGCCCCTTCGTCTCGCTCGGTCCCCACACTTTGCCGTCGCGCTCGACAGCGCCACCGGCCCGGACAAACCCGCGCGCCGCTTCTTTCGCCACGGCGACCCACTTCTCGGCCAGCGCAATCCGGTCCACGAGCGCCAGGGCCGACGCATCGGTCAGCGCCGTCTCGCCGAGCGGCGCCAGGGCCGTCTCGATGTGTGCCCGCCAGGTCGGGCAGTGGTGGCGCATGTAGCAGGCCGTCTCGCACCACGGCCCGCGCGTCGCCTCGGCCGGCCGCGAGGCAGCCGCCTTGATCCTGGCGATCCAGGTCGGCCAGTCCGCGCGCCACGCCGAGCAGAGCGCGCCCACTCGCACGTCGGCGTCTCCGACGAACACCGGCGCCCATGACACGGCGTCAGCCTCCCTGGTTAGGCCAGCGGCGATGGCGTAGGCGGCGAGTTGCAGGTTGTCGGTCGCGGGGGGCACCTTGTCGGGTGCCCCGGTTTTCCAGTCGAGCACCACGAGGCCGTCGGCGCCGCAGTCCAGGACCGCGTCCGCGGTGCCATGCGTGATCTCGGTGCCGTCCTCGTCGCGCAGCACGACCTCCACCTCCACGTCCGCGCCCACAGCCCCCGGCCACGTCCCGAGCAGCCCCACGGCCGCGCGGGCGCCCTCGTGATCCGGCTCGTAGTACGGCGCGCCCTCGGCACGGCCAAAGCCACGGGCGATCTGGTCGTGGATATCGCGGCCACGGTCAGCGGCCTCGGACACCTCGGGGTATTGCGCCGCCAGCGCCGGGCCAAGCCCGCACCGCTCCGCCAGGTTGAGCGCCGACGGGCGGATCATTTGGCGCCTCCACGGATCGCCGCCTTGTTGCGATAGGCAGGCCCCACCGCTCCGGTTTCGATTATGTCGGCTAACCAGTAAGTCTCGGCAACCATGTTTCGGACGCGCAGGAATCTCAGAATGGCCGCTCTTTCCTCGGCGCGCCCAGCTTTTCGGGCTTCCTCGTTCGTGGCTTTCGACTTGTTCGGTTTTTCTTTCATGCGACACCTTCCGTCTTTGCGTCGGCCGTCAGCGTCTCCATCTCGTCGAGCTTGAGTTGCGAGCCGCGCGTGACGGCGCGGCCGACCTTCGCCGAGATCCACTCCATGCGCCTGGCGTCGTCCGGCAGCCACGAGAGCGCGTGCCACAGCGCCGCGTACCGCTCGCGCGCCGTCGGCGCTTTGTCCTTCGGCGGCACCTTTTCGGCGCCCTTGCCCGCGTTGAGATGCGACCGCTCGCCCTGATACACGCTGAGCTGGTACCCGGCGAAGAACCACGCCGTGCCGAGCGCGTTGGTGACCGCGCCCTTCTCCGCCCATTCGCGCTCCGAGTTGTCGCTGCCGCCTGGGATCGTTGGGCCCTTGGCGACTTGGACACTGAGGCGCTGGCCGTGCTCGTAGGCGTACCAGATGTGGAGGCGGCAGGTCGCGCGCCACGCGTCTACGACTTCCCCGCTTCTCAGCGTCTGTCTGTATGCGTCGCTCTCCAGTTTCTCGACGTTGAACCCCCAGCCGACACCGAGCGGGCCGAACAGCCCTAGGAGCACGCCGGGCAGGTATCCCGGGTTGATGTCCGTCAGGCCGATGGCGCCAGCGCGCCCGCCGGAGATGGCCTTGTACGCTCCGGGCGGCAGTTGGGCATCGAGCTTGGCGAACGCCTCGGCCAGCGGAATGCCGGTCAGCGTGCGGTAGTCAGCGATTGGCGCGCGATCCGTCGGTAGCACCACGCCGGCAAGATTGCCGTCGTTCATTGCGGCAACTCGCAATTCAGCAGCCTCGGTCATCGTCGGTTTGGCGGTCATGTCGAGCCTCCCAGGTTGTCGCAGACGGTGATCAGGTTCTTCGCGGCGCGCTCCAGGTCGCGGAGCCGCGCATTGAGGTTCGCGGTGGAGAGCGACGGCCCCGCGTAGGTGGAGCGGCAGTCGCGGCACGTCCACAGGTAGAGCACGCCACCGAGGCCGTCGTCCTGTTCGCCGTTGTAGGCGGCGCCTTCGGCAGAGGCCGAATGATCGCATGTCATTTGATCAACTCCTCGACCGGGCGGCCCGTGTCCGGTGGCTCCGCGGGCCGCGGCCACGGCGCCGCGAGTTCGGCCCGCAGGTCGTTCACGAGCTTGATCGCATCATCGACGGGAAGGCCGATCCTGACGACGCTAAATTCCGTGGTCACGGTCACGCTGATTTCGCCGCCGTTGCGGCTCACGACCGCGGCGGCGTTCCCGTTTGTCGCTGCGAATCCCGAGGCCATGGCTACCACCACTGCCTGCCGTAGCTGAGCGGCAGCACCGGCCAGTCCGCCGTCTCTCGGCGGTCCGCCTCGCAGGTGCGGCACACCATCTCGCCACTGTCCGAGACCAGCCCGTCCGACGGTCGCCGGTCGCACTGGACGCAGTGGCTGCTCATGTCGCAGATGTCTCCGCAGTCGTCGCACCAGTCCAAGGGCCGCTCGCGTGTTTCCATGTTGGCCTCCATGCAGGCCACTATATCCCGTACAGACACGGTGTCAACACAAAAAAGCACGTGACATCCGTTCAGGTGCCGAGTGCCGCCGTGCGGAGGAGCGCGGAGACGGTCACGGCACGCTTGGCGGCGAGAGCCTGGAGCCGCTCGTACTCGGCGGCGGTCAGGCGCACGCCGAACGTGATCGACCTCGCGTTCTCCGCGTCCACCGCCTTCCGTCCCTTCCCCGTGCGCTTCCCGGCCGTCGCCAGCCCGCGCCATGTGCCGTCCGGTCCACGCTCCAGGGATAGCAGTCGGTACCGCCGCTGGCGGCACCACGCGATGGCGTCGGCCTCGGTGGCGAATCCCGGCAGTCTGTAGATCGTCATCCGTCCTCCCCTGGTTGTCGTTCGAGCAGCCGCTCGCGCACGTCGCGCGACAGCGGCTGCCATCGGTTATTGGCCAGCGCATCGAGCACGCGCTTGGCCGTCGTCATCGACATTTCGCGCGCGTCGTAGCCGCGCTTGCCCAGCACATCGGCCATGCGGAACGTGCAGAGATTCTTGTCTATCCGCTGGAACAGTTGCCCCAGAAGCCGCGACGCCTGCCGCTTCGTGCACGTTGCCGGAAGCGGCACCTTGAATTTCGCCAGCGTCTCAAGCTGCCTGTCGCTCGCGGGTGCACCGCCGAACCGGTCGTCGATGTGTCTCGGGTCCGGCACTCCGAGCACCGCGAACGGGTCCACGTCCTGCGTCGCGTACCGCACGTTCGCGCGGACGCCCGCGCGCCTCGCCGCCGCGCGCTTCCGCTCCTCCTCGATCTCTCGCGCCGCCTCTTCTAGCGCGCGCATCGGGTCCTGCGTGTCGCTCACCTTGCGTTCGGCGAGCGCCCGCACTTCGTCGTCGTACCGGCCGCCGAGGATATCCACCGCCGACACGAGATGGTGCCGGCCGGAATTGCCCACGAAATCCAGCAAGAGCAGATCGGCTTTGCCGGGCGCGTTCCGCGTGCCCCTTCCGACCATCTGAGCGTACAGGGCGCGGCTCTTGGTCGGCCGCGCAATTCCGATCAAGCTCAAGCCTGGGTCGTCGTAGCCCTCGGTGAACACGGCGCAGTTGCACAGAAACTGGAACTCGCCGCGCTGGTGGCGCGCGATGATCCTCCGGCGCTCGCCCATCTCCGTCGTACCGTCGAGCGCCATCGCCGAGTCCGGCTTGTACCGGTTCAGCACCTCGGCCAGCCGGTGAGCTGCCTCAATGCTCGTCGTGAACAGCAGCCCGCGCCGGCCGCCCGCCAGATCCACCGTCGGTTTCGCCACTTGGTGCAGCACGGCCTCGGCCCGCATGATGGCGTCGAGTTGGCCCTGGTTGAGGTCGCCGGCGACGGTGCCCACGTCGGCGAGCCGCACGTCCTCGCACAGGACGCGCTGGCACCGGATCGGGCAGAGCCAGCCGTCGCGGATCGCGTCGGGTAGCTCGTAGGTGTAGGACACCTCATCGAACACCTGGCCCATGGCCAGCTCGTCGGCGCGGTCGGGGGTCGCGGTAAGCCCGAGCACTTTCGCGCCGGAGTAGTAGTCGAGCACCTTGCGATAGCTCGCGGCAGGGGCGTGGTGAGCTTCATCGACGACCACGAGCGCGAACGCTCCGGGGCCGCCGAATCTCGCAAGGCGCGCGTCTTGGCTGATCGTCTGCACCGACGCCACGACCACGGGCGCCAGCATGGGCGCCATCTCCTCGGCCTTGTCGATGGCGGGTCGACGGCCCGTGTTGCGCTCGATCCGGTCTGCCGCCTGGCGGACCAGTTCATCACGGTGGGCGAGCCAGAGCGTGCGCTTGCCCACGCGCGCCAGCACCTCGACGCCCACCTCGGTTTTGCCGAGGCCGGTGGCCATCACGACGAGCGTGGAGCGCGCGTCACCGCGGAGATGGGCCAGCACGGACTCCACGGCGGCCTCCTGGTAGGGGCGGAGCGCATGACCGGCGCCTGGCACTAGGGCGAGCTGCAGGGTCATTCCCGCGCCTCGCGCGGCAGATTGGCGAGCTGCGAGGCGGTCAGGTACCCTGAGCCCTGACACGCGGGGCAGTCAGCCACGCCATAGCCTTCCTTGGCCACGTCGCAGTACCCGCAGTCCCCGGCCGGCATGGAGGCCCGGATCTCGCCCCCCGCGGCCCGGACCATGCCCCGGAGCCGCTGCCACTGGACGCCCGACCACCCGTGATCGGGCTCGGCGGTGGTCAGCTTGCCGAGCGCGGCCGAGAGCTGAGCCGCTGCCTCGCTCAACACGCGGCCCAAGGCGGCCCGTTTGGCGTCGTAGTCGGCCCGTGGGTCCACCTTGGGCTCCTCGGCCTCTCCTGGCGCATCCTGTGCGGCCTCGGCGCGCTTGATGGCACGCTTGACGGTGGACTCCGAGATGCCGGCGGCCTTAGCTACCGCGAGCAGTGCCGCCGCCTTTGACGCGCCACGGCCGACATTTGTCGGTGTCGCTGGCTTTGACGCGGCGTCCGGTGCAAATGACCCTTTCGGTCGTGGCGCCAACGCGGCGACAGCCTCCGCGATCTCGGCGTCTGAGAGGCTGCGACGGCGGGCGTTCTCGGCGAGGGCGAGCGACGCCGCCTCGTCGTCGGTGCACTCGATCACGTCGGCGCGGATGGCGCTGCGCTTGGTGAGCTTGTGGGCGGCGACGCAGTGGAGGCCGTAGAGGACGCGGCGGTCCGGGGTCACGCCGATGGGCGGGAGAGCGGAGCCACGCTCTAACTCGTCCACGAGGCCATCGAGCACGGCCTGGTCGAGGTGCTTGTCCCAGCCTCCAGGGAGCTTGAGCGAGGTGATCTTGACAACACTGGTCACGCGGTGGTGCATGCTGGCACCCTATTCCTGCACAGTCAGAGTGTCAACACAATTATGGTGGCAACGCGGACCCGTCCTAATTTCTTCTTCGGCTCAGAAGGGGAACGCTGAGATCGGTATGGTCCGGGACTGTCCCGGATCCGGGGGCTAACCCAGAAGGTGGCTCGTACGCCTTCCCCACTGCCGACAGCCGAGCACCGGGCACCGGGTACCATGCTGCGGTTGCGCCGCAGCTTTCACCGGGAGGGCCCTCGGGTTTGCGCGCCTGCTACGACGCCCAACGGCCCACGGGTGGGAGCCGAGGCTGCGGCGGCTACTCATGCCGCACATCGCGGTGGCTGGACAGGCTGCTTGCCGTGCACGAGAGAAAGCGTCCAGGACCTTGCACCCGTGTGAGGGGATGAGCGGGTCTTGGACCAACGCGCCTTGCCCGGTCATCCGGTTTGCGGGGCGCATGGGGTTAGCGAAAGAGCGTGCACGTTTCGGCAGGTCGCGCTGTCGGTACTCCGTCACCATCCCCTGCGCGGGGTCCGTAGACGGTGCCCACGCCTTGGGCCCAACGGCATCGGCGTGTTGAGGCTCCGATGGCGACGAGCTTGACAGAGCGCGAGCTATGTCGGACGCTGTTCCCATCGGTCTCCTAGCAGAGCCGATATTCAAGCCCAGGAGCTATCCAGTCAACAAAAAAAGTTGCGGACGCGCCTAGCAAGAGCCCCGGTGGTGTTCCCCTCGGGGCTTTTGTCTATCTGGGGTGGCTCCGCTTCCACTCGCGCACCTTCCGGTGGAGGTCGGTGGCGCCTTGGCGGCGGGCTTCTGTCGAGGCCGAGCCGCCGCCCCACGTAGCACAGGCGCGCCCGGACGCTTTGGTCCTGATCTCGGATGGCGGAGTCAACGTTCCGGCGATGGCGGCGATCTGTTCTGGCGACAGCCGTCGGACGGTGGCCTTCGCGGCCTTCCTGGCCTTTCTCGCGGCGTGTTTCTTGTGACACTCCCAGCACTGGTGGTACCGCAGCTCCTTTGGCCGCCCACACCGGCATGTCTCGGGGTGGTCGGCGCGGTGGATGAGGGCGTCGAACAGGCCCATCAGAACCACTCGGCGCGGGGTCGCTCGTAGTCAGCCCGGAGCTTGGCGGCCGTGTCCTCGGCCCAAGCGCGGCGGTCGTCGCGTGTCCACCGGCGGAACGGGTCGCCGCCGTCGTGCCAGGCGGCATGGTGCTGGCGGCAGAGTGGGAGGGCTGTGTGGTCGTGGGCCTTCTGGCCCAGGCCTCGGCGGCCGGCGTGGTGGGCGTCCGATGGGTAGGCGGCGCAGATGAGGCAGGGGCGGTGGCGGAGCCAGACGAGGTAGTCCGGGTCTTCGCCGGCCACAGAGTCACCTCGGGCAGATCCAGAGCCAGCGGCAGGTATCGGAGTCGAACCGGTCCTCGCAATGGCAGACGACGTAGCCGTTGGTGCAGCCGAGGGGGCGGAGCGGCTTGAGTTTGATCGCGCACTGGCCCGCCAGTGGCCGCGAGTCATCCCAGGTGGCGGCCACGAACAGGAGGGCGAGGAGAGCGGTGAGCTTCATGGGTTCATGCTCATGCGGAGTCAGGCCCGAGTCAACCCGAGTCAGCGCTTGAGGCCGAGCGCCACTAGCGCGTCGTCGAGGCTGGTCCAGACGCGGAACGGGTCACCGCGCCAGCGGGAGCGGAACTCGCACTGCTGCGGAGTCAGGTCGTCGATGGTCCGGGGCGTCTTGACCTCGACGAGGTAGGTCTGGTTGCGGAAGCCGACGAGTAGGTCGACGGGTTCGCCGATGATCTCGACGGTGGCGCCGAGCCGGCGCAACCCGGCGACGAGCGCGGCTTGCGTGGCGTCGGCGCGGTGGATGATGCGTCGTCGGCGCATGGGAGATTAGCGCGGCGATCTGCCTGTGATGATCTCGTGAGCCACGGAATCGGGGATGCTGGATAGCGGGCCGAGTACCGTGGCGCCGCTCATGGGATCGAGGTGTGCTTGCATGGTCGTGCCTCCCATGGGGCCCGCGTCAGGGGGACGCTGGCCCGAGCGGGGCGCGACTACGTGGAGCAGGGCATGATCACGCCGAAGGCTTCCTTGCCAGCGTTGACAACGATCGGGTCAAGCATTCCGTTTTTTGCGGGGAATGTGAGAGTGACGGTCTCGGCGCCGATCGCGCGTTGAAGTTTGGCGAGTAGATCCGCGTTCAGGCCGATGGTGATCGTGTTGTGGTCGCCAGGTTTGTAGCTTGGTATCACTTGCTCGTACGGCGGGAAGTCGAGTCTCGCGCGCGGCGCGGTGCTCCCATTCGGGAGGGCAATCGCGTCGGGCTTAGATGCATCGCCGTGCATGCCGGTCTTGCGAATTGACTTGAGTGCTTCGGGGCCTACGAGCCCTGAAACTTCGCCGTCCAAGATGTCCGCTGGTACGATGGCCATCATGTGACCATCCATCGCTACGGCGCGGCGCTTGGCCACGTCGAGGTATACTCCTGTGAGATTTGGTCTCGTCAGATCCTTCGACGCGCACAGTTCTACTTTGTTTTCGATTCTCATGGTGTCCGTTCCTTTCATTTCTGGTGGTCCGCTGGCGATATGCCAGCGTCGGTCCCCGCGCGCCGACGCGTCGCCGAGCGGCCGTCTGGGCTAAGCTGCGCATGGTGACCGCGCAGGCATATGCGGTAGCCGGCCACATAGCCCGCCTCGTACCACACGAGTGCACGCCCACAGCGAGGGTGCGGGCACGGCACCCATTCGCCCCTGACGCACGTAGTCGCGTCACACTCGCCGGGCCAGCGTGGCTCGTCCTCCATGCGCGCCGCCGTGTCGGTAGACCCGATTAGGGCCACGATCACGAGACGATCGCGCCCTCGTGGCGGACGGCGTAGCTCCACGATCGGGGTCCCCGTGGCCGATGGGGGCCGGTCGATCGAGTTCCCGGCCCGCTCTAGGGCCTCGCGCGCGGGGATGGTTAGGCGGATCTCGTAGCACGGCGGAGACAGGCGTGCGGTGCGCATGGGAGTACTCACGACGCACAGTCGTAGCATCCGCACGACTCATTATCTGTGCAGTAGGGCGCGTACCCAGCCACGTGCGCTGCTCGGCCGTGCCCAGGTCCCATCCCGCGCCGTGACGCGCCCCGGTCCAGAGACGACGTGGCGCAGATAGAGACGCCCTCGCCAGACCACACCACGCGTGTGATCTGCGCGTCCCATGACCTGCCGGTGGCTGTCGTGATCGTGACCGTGTCGCCGGCGGCCGCAGTGCCCCGCACCCTGGCGCCCCAGGTGCCGTCTCGCAGTTTCGTAGGTGTCGCTGTTGACATGTGTGTCTCCTTGTGTGTGGTGATGTAGGTGCTAGAGCTCGATGTCGGCGCCGGTGTCGCCGCGTCCGAGACGCGCGCGCAGTGCCTCGGTGCCGTCGTCCGGGCAGGCCACGATCGCGCCACCCTGGACACAGGAGCCCTCACGGGCCCCAGGCGGCAGACGATCCGTATCGGTCTCATAGCAGCCGTACTCGGTGCAGACCGTCGCGGTCGTGTCCTCGATGCGGTCTACGACGGTCGGCGTGCCGGCGAGCCAGAGTAGAGCGAGAGAGATCTCGACGATGGCGTGCATGGTGTCCCCCTACCAATGACTGTACACACGGGCTGTATGCACGGCAAGAGAAAAAGCACGTGACATGCGTTCAGTGCCGGCAAGGACAAATTGTCGCGGGCCCCGCCCCTTGGTACACTGTCGAGGTGCCCGGCTACGTCACGGCACGGGAGCTGTCCCGCGCGCTCGCGCTCACCGTCGGCGCAACACGCGGCCTGCTGCAACGCGGCGAGATAGCCGGCGCGGTGCGTCTACTGGACCGAACGCGCACGGCCGAGGATGCGCGGCTCGGCGACCTGACCGGCACCGACCGAACCGCCCGCGGCCCCGGCCGGTGGCGGATCCCCGTGCCGGGCATAGAGGCGTGGCTCGCCGCGCAGGCCGGCGCTCCAGTCCCGGCCGGCACGCTGCGTGGGCTCGCCGACCTGGCGCGCCGCCGCGCCCGCAACGACGCGCGCCTTGCCGCCGCGGCGGCGCGCCCTCCCGCCACCGCCGCCGCCAGGGCGGCGCCGCAGTCGCCCAGGTCAGTGGGGGGAGGGCCAGTAGGTGAAGGGAAAGGTGCAGATGTACCCCCCGCCTCGGAGGTATTGAGCCGGCAGACCTACGACGCATCACAGCATCCTGTGATGCCTCACGACTCACATGTATTGAGCGGTGGATCCCCTGCCGCAGCGCGCGACGCGTCTATGCCTGTGCGGACATGGACGGAGTGGTGGTCTGAGGGGAGGGGGAAGTGATGGGGGTGCGTGGGCAGAAGGTAGCGTTGTTGGCGAGGAGGAGGGAGGAGGTAGTGGAGGGGATGAGGGAGTTGGTGGAGGGTGGGGCGATGGATGCGGCTGGGTTAGGTGATGGGGAGGTGCCGCTTGGATGGGAGGAGAAGCGGGTGAGGGTCGCGCAGGACATGAGGAAGCCGAGGTCGAGGGCGCCTGTGTGGATAGAGGTGATGCAGAGGGCTGTGGAGGGGCACGACCGGGTGCAGGCGGAGCGAACTGGGAGGGACGTGCTGCTCAGCATTGGGAGCGTGAACGTGGTGGTGGGCCCGGAGTATCCGAAGCTCGTATTGGAGAAGAAGTGATGGGTGACGTGGAGGTCGCGGCGCCGCCGTGGTGGGTAGCGGGGGCGGTGGTGATGGATCGGAGTGGGAAGAAGGGGGTGGTTGGGATCGACGGGGCTGGGCGGTGGCGGGTGGCGATGCTAGGTGGGGACGGTCAAGGGTACGTGCTCAATCCGGACCCAAGGGATTGGGTGAAGGAGTGGGAGGCGCGGCTGACGCCGATGCAGGTGAGGCACTTGCAGTACGAGGCGGACCGGGTTTTGTGCAAGCTGATGGGGCGGTATGGGCTGAAGGAGTGGGAGAGCCTGAAGGACGAGGAGCGGGCGAAGGTGGGGCAGTGGTGCATGCCGCTTGACGACAAGGACGGGCTGGTAGAGGCGAGGAAGCGGCTGATGGCGGCGATCGAGGGTGGCGTGAAGTGAGGGCGACGGTAGCGCGGCCGGTGTCGTCCAGGGATGTGCTCCGGGACGAGCAGGTGCGGGACTGGGTGAACGAGGAGGCGTTGCCGGTGCTGCGGCAGGCGCGCGCCGCGCTGAACGCGGAGAGCGTGGTGGCGACGGCGATCTCGACCGGGGGCACGGGGGTGTACACCGCAGTGGTGACCAGCGACGCCATGCCGGCGGACAGTGCATGGCTGGTGGAGGCGCGGGTGCTCGGCAGGAGCGCGACGACCAGGGCGGCGTACGTGCTCCGGGCTCTGGTCTACAACACGGGCGTGGCTGCGCAGCAGGGGGCGACGCAGGTGGACTACTCGGAGGAGTCGGCGGCGGCCATGGACGCCCGGATCGTGGTGTCCGGGCAGACCGTGGTGGTGGAGGTCAGGGACGCCGGGGTGGACACGACGGACTGGAGCGCTGTGGCGCGGGTGCTGCAGGAGACCCTGGCGTGACCGAGGTGCTCTACAGCCCGTCGCCCGTGCAGCGGGAGTTCCACCTGTGCCGGGCGGACGAGGCGCTGCTTGGGGGGGCCGGAGGCCCGGGCAAGAGCCTCGCGCTCCTCATGGACCCCATCGAGACCCAGCTTCCCATCGAGCACCAGCGGTGGAAGCAGGGGGAGACGGACGAGAGCCAGGGGTGGGCGATCCACTTCAGGCGGGAGTACCCGATGCTGGCCGAGACGATAGACCGGGCGCACCGGATCTTCCCCAGGATCGACTCCGGGGTGAAGTGGGACGGCGACGCGCGGCTGTTCCGGTTCTCGTGTGGGTACAAGTACCAGTTCGGGCACTTGCGGGAAGCGCTCGACTGGCGCATCTACGACTCGCGGCAGTTCACTCACATCGGGTTCGACGAGCTTTGGCAGTTCGAGGAGGAGCAGTACATGCGGCTCGCAAGGCGGTGCCGCACCAGCGACCCGGTGCTGCTCAAGCTCCGGCGCATCCGGTCCGCAACGATCCCGGCGGGCAACTGGGTCCGCCGCTACTTCGTGGACCCGTGCCCCAAGGGTCGCACGCTCCTGGTCAACAAGCTGCGGCTCGACGACGGGACGGAGGCGGAGCGATCGCGCGTGTTCATCCCGGCGAGGCTTTCAGACAACCCCGACGTGGCGTTCCGTCGCGACTACGAGGCGAACCTTCGCGACAGCCCGACCCACATCCGGCTCGCGCTCCTCGATGGCGACTGGTACGCCGTGGCCGGGGCGTTCTTCGCGGAGGAGTGGCGCCCAGAGCGGCACGTCGTCGCGCCGTTTAAGGTGCCCCCGGGCTGGTACCGGTTCAGGTCCGGGGACTGGGGGTACAAGAACCCGACGGTGGTGCTGTGGTGGGCCGCCGACTCGGATGACAACCTCGTCTGCTACCGGGAGCGAACGTGGAAGCGCATGGACGCCGGCGCCGTGGCCCTGGCCATCAAGGAGACCGAGACGGAGGCGGGCGAGTGGGACGACGCCAAGGACTGTTCGCGGCTCTCGGGTCCCATGGACACGCAGATTTGGGAGCAAAGGGGCACCATCGGCCCGACCATCTTCGAGACCATGAGCGCCGGCGGCGTCTGGTGGGACAAGTGCACGAAGAACCGGCTTCAGTCGGTCCAGCAGTTCATCGGCAGGCTCAAGGACGACCAAGGGGAAGTGCCCGCCATTAGGTTCTTCGACACCTGCACCGAGACCATCCGGACCATCCCCGCCATCGCAACGAGCGGCACCAACCCGGAGCTTCCCGAGGACGGGGGAGATGACCACTGGCTCGACGCCGTGCTGTATGCTTGCATGTCGAGGATGGGCAAGGGCGCCAAGGACGAGCGGACTCCGGTGTGGCAGGAGTACGACGACGAGATGGCCCACGCCAGACGCAAGCACTTGAGACAGCGCCAGCAGGGCCGCTACGGCTACGGATCCTGGTAATGGGCGAGTACGGCAAAGACGACGAGGACGTGGTCGTCGAGGTGCCCCGCCGCGAGGCGCTGCCTTCGGAGGCCACCAACCTGGTCCCGTTCCTGGCGGACAGCGAGGACGGCAAGGAGTTCCTTGAGAAACTCGCGGACAAGGTGACCTCCGACTTCAAGAAGGATTGGGAGTCGTCCGAGGGCTACCGCAAGCGCCGCAAAGACCGCTACAAGCTCCTGACGGGTAATCTCGACCCGAAAACGTGGCCGTTCGAGGACTGCGCCAACGTTCACATTCCTGTCATGCTCGAACGGGTCCTCCGGATCGTCCACAGGATCTACGCCGAGCTGTTCCCCGAGCGCGACTTCGTGTTCCAGGCAGTGCCGAGTTCCAAGCTCGGCCAGGAGCGCGCCGACATCGTGACCCTGCACGAGAACTGGCAACTGCGGAAAGAGGTGCCCGACTTCTTCCGCCAGAACCGTCGTGGCCTCTTGGAGTTCATCGCCAACGGCGACGTGTTCTGGCACAGCTACCGCGACATAGACGGCAGACGCAACCGCCACGAGGTTCTCAACTGCGAGGAGTTCGTCATACCCTACGTCTGGAAGACGACCATGGTGGACCTGTCGGATGTCCCGCGGAAGACGCGCATCCTTCGCAAGACCCGCCACGAACTGGAAGACCTCGCGGCCCGCGGCATCTACTCCGGTGTCGCTGACCTTCTCGAAAAGCTCAAGACCGGATCGTTCGAGCGCGGCCCGGAGTTGGTCGTGAGGCCGGAGGTGGACCGCAGCACTGGTACCGAAGCGCCTGACTCGGATCGCCAGGCGCCCTATGCGCTCTACGAGCAGCACTCGTGGTGCAAGCTGCCCGGCCAGCCCCGCGAGCGCCCGGTCACCATCACCGTCGAGGAGCAGACGAGGACCGTGCTCTACGTGTCGCTCCGCGAGGAGGAGGACTGGAAAGACCGCGTCAGGTACGAGCGCGAGATGGCGGAGCACGGTCGCTACCAGGCGGATGTCGCCTTCCACCAAAGCCTCGTCCAGCGGGAACAGCAAGTCCGCGCGCGCCTCGCCATGCCCGATGTCCCGCCCGACGAGGGCGCCGTCCTCGCCGCAGCGCTGGACGCTGGCTCTCCACCGCCCCCGACCATGCCCAAGTGGATGCGCGGCCAGGACGACGTGCCAGAGGCCGTCCGGCTCGTGCCCATCGAGGCCTTCTCGCACGGCGTCTGCATCGAGAACATCGACGGCAGCCTCGGCCTCGGCATCGGCCTTCTCCTGGAGGAGTTCAACAAGGCCGCCGACACCGCCGCGTCGCAGTTCACCGACGCCGCCACGCTCGCGAACGTGACGACGATGATCATGCCGGAAGGGATCAAGATGGACCCGGGCGACACGCGCCTCACCCCGGGCCTGATCCACAGGGTCCGCGGAGTCTCGGCCGAAACCATCCAGAACGCCTTCAAGGTGCTGCAGTTCTCGCCGGCCAACCCGCAGTTGCTTGAGGTCATCCGCCTCGCGCTCGACGCCGCCGACGGCGTGTCAAGCGCGCCCGATGTCCTGTCGGGAGAGGCCGGCAAGGCCAACGAGACGTACCGCGGGCTCGCCACGCGCGTCGAGCAGGCCACCAGGCAACTGACCGTGCTCGCCACGAACTACATCGAGGTTCTGTCGCAGGTCTGCCGCAACAACGCCCGGCTCAATGCGGTGTTCCTGGGAGACGAGGAGATGCTGTCCGTCATCGACCCGAGGACGCTCGACAGCCGCCAGATCAAGATCGGACGCGACCTTTACCGCGAGGACTTCGAGATCTTGTTTTCCGCGGACACCCGGTTCGCCTCCAAGCAGCAGCGCATCTCGGAGGCCGACCAGCTCGTTGGCATGATCGGTGCCCTGCCGCCTCCCGTCGCCGCGATGATGTTCCCGCCGTCGTTCATCTACGAGGCCGTCGTCAGGTCGCTCAAGGCCAGGGGCATGCACGACATGGTGTCGTTCCTGCCACCACGCCCACCGCCACCGGGCGCTGGACCGCCGCCAGGACTACAGCCCCCGGGACCGCCCGGACCTCAGCCCCCGGGATCGCCAGGACCCCCGCCCCCAAGGCCGCAAGCGTGAAGGGGTTCGAGGCGCTAGAACCGGACCTCCGCCAGGAGTGGCGCCGCCATCCCGCCGCCGACCCCTACCGCGCGAGCTTGCTGCTCGAAGTCGCCCGATGCGAACGGGCGATCATAGAAGCCGCGTCAGCCGCACCGGATGTTCTCAACATCAGGTATCTCGCTGGCGCGGCAGAGGGCCTTCGCATCGCCCTCCGGATCTTCGACAAGGAGTGACTGTCATGACCGACCTCCTCTCCCAGCGCCTCAAGACCATCGGCGTGCCACCGTGCCCATACCAGCCAGCCTTCGACCGCATCTGCGTCTACCAGTACCCCGAGGAGATGGCGCGGAGAGAGACGTTCGCCGAGGGCGGCGTCGTCCTCAAGCCCGAAAACGTCAGGGCCCGGGACGAGAAGGTCTCCCCGAGGGGCCTCCTTGTCGCTGCCGGCATCGAGGCCATGGATTACTTGCGATCCAACTGCATCGCGCTTGGCCACATCGTGTGGACAGCACGGTTCTCTCCGTGGGCGCACGTCATCGAGCGCAGGGAAACGGGCGACGTGACCATGATGTTCATGAGGGCCGGCGACATCGTTGGATCGGAAGACGTGCTGCGCCTCATCCGGGAGGGCAAGGTCGCCATCGAGGTGGGGCCGGACGGCAAACACGTCTACAAAGTGCTCGACGAGGCCGTCCCGCGCTTCGACTTGCCAAACACAACCGACTAGGAGGAGCGAACATGCCGAAGCCAGACGACAAGGAGCCCGAAAAAGAGCCATCGAAGACGGAACCGGACGCCCCGGATCCCAAGGAACCTGCCGAACCGGCCGTCGTGGCCACCGACGACGACGGCAACGTCACCGTCAAGCGCGAGTCGCGCCAAGACCGACGCACCAAACGCTACGACGAATTAGCACGTGAGCGCGAGGAGTTCCGCGCCAAGGCCGAACGCCTTGAACGCGAGGTGGGGGAGGCCAGGGGCATGGCGCAGGCGGCACAGGCCGCCATCGCTGCCGAGAGATCGCGCATCCAGCAGTCCCAGCAGCGCGATCCGTGGTCCGCGGCCATCTCCGACATCCGAGGCAGACAGGAACGCATCCAGGCCGTGCTCCGGAGCGGACAGATCACGACCGAATCGGAGATCGAGAAGCTCAAAGCCGAGTACTACGCCGAGGAGGACAAGCACCGCGAGCTGCTGGAGCGCCGGATCGTCGAGCGAGTGCGCGGTGAGGTCAGCCAGCAGCACAACCCCGCCGAGTACGAGGCGCAGATCCTGCGGTCGGAGTACCCGGATGTCGCCGATCACCAGAAAGCGCTCGAATGGGCGACCGGGTTCTTCCGCCAGATGGTCGCCGAGGGAAAACCCGCCAACATCAACACGTCAAGGGCCGCCCTCAAGGCCGCTGGGGAGAAGTTCGGGATCATCGAGCCGTCCGTGCCCGCCCCCTCGGCCTCCCAGCAGGCCAGATACGGCGCCGTGAGCGCCCAGGCCGGCGGAAACGGCCAGTCCGAGGGCGTCCGTCTCGACAGATCCGCCCAGCGCATGGCCATGGCGATGTACCCGAGCCTCCCGGAGGAGGAGGCGTTCAGGAAGTGGGCGGTCCACAAGGAGCGGTGGGAAAAGAGCCAGCAGGACGACAAAGCCTCTTGACAAAGTGTGAAAGTGCCGCCTAGCCTAGAGAGCATCGGCCCTTCGCCTCCCAAGCGATGGGTCAGTAGTCGCCGGGTGTCCTGCTCTCACCGCGAGTGAGCGATGGATGGACGGCTGGGGCGCGAAGAGGAGACCCTTTTCCCCCATGCCTGAGACCCTGCCGAGAGTGGACCCGAAATCGCGCGCCGTGGACGGCGGCCCGGAGATCCGCATCGAGAACGCGCGGCCGGATCGCGTCTACATGCTCGCGAATCCAGGTGACGCCTACTGCGGCCTTCGCTGGGCGCTGGCGCACGGCTGGGAGGTCGAGACGCACCGGAAAGACGGCCCCCGCTTTGCCGGCGCGACCGGAATGAAGGACGGCGCCAACATCGAGTACCTGGAACAGGTGCTCGTCTCGCGCCCGAAGGCCGAACACGATGCCGATTTCCAGCGCGGGCAGGCGTACGCCGACCTCGCGGAGCGCAGGAGCCTCGAACCGGGCGGCGTGGGCCGCGTCGTCGGGGGCACCGGCAAGCTCGCGGTGAATACGTCCGAGATCGAACGAGTCCGCATCTGACGGAGGAACAGCGAACATGGCGAACACGGTCATTGGTGGGTTCAGGTTTTACAAGATGCGGAACGGATCCGGCCGGCCCGTCGTCGAGCAGGCGCCCGTCGCCTCCGGCTACGCCACCGGCATCTTCCGGGGAGATCCGCTCAAGCGTCTCTCGGATGGCACCGTGGACATCGCCGCCGCAGGCGAGAACATCTACGGCATCGCGGACGGCGCCGTGAGGTTCAACGGCCGCGCCATCCAGGCCAACAGCAACTTCCTGCCGGCCTCGACGACCTACACCGGCGCCCCGGATCCGTCGAACGACAACGCCTCGGTCGTGAACGTGATCCTGGCCCGTGACGCCATCTTCGAGGTGGACTGCGACACGGCGCAGGCGTCGATCACGGCGGCGCGCTCCCTGGTCGGCAACAACGCCGACCACATCGCCGCGGCTGGCAGCACGTCAACTGGCCGTTCGGGCTACAAGCTCGACGGAGCGACGTTCGCCACCACCGCCGCCCAGTGGCGCGTCATGGGCATCTCGGACCACCAGATCGAGGGCACCAACGACGTGACGGTGACCAACTGGAAGGTGCTCGTCGAAGTGAACGAGTCCATCGAACCGCAGTTCTCGACCTCGGGCGTCTAGCCCCAAGGAGCACAGAGCCATGGCCATCATCACGACGAGTCAGGTCTTCCGCAACCTCAAGATGACGTTGGACTCGGTGCTGACCGATCCGACCGACAGCCCGGAGAAGGACCTCGTCTACCCGAAGTACATGGTCGTGAAGTCCATGTCCGACAACTACGAGGATGACGCCGAGATCGCCGGAACGCTGCTCCTCCAGGAGAAGCCGGAAGGCCAGGCTGCGTCCGTCGGCAACATCCAAGAGGGTGGGACCAAGCGCTACACGTCCAAGACGCAGGCACTGCACATCCACATCGCGGAGGAGGCGCTGGAGGACAGCAAGTACGAGAAGTACATCAACGCCGCCGCGCGTTTGGTCAGGAGCGCCTACAAGACGCAGGACTACGACGCCACCAACGTCCTCATCCGGTCAACGAACGCCAGCTTTCCAGGCGGCGTGGACAACCTCACGCTCGGCAACTCGGCCCACACGCTGCCGTACGGCGGAACTTGGTCGAACATCGCCGACGTGTACCAGACGCCTTCGCGGGCGGCGCTCATCTCGGCCACGACCAAGATCCGCAAGTACCCGAGCCAGAACGGTCTCATCGAGGGCTACATGCCCGAGACGATCGTGTGCCCCGTCGCCCAGTGGGCGGTGTGGCAGGGCATCCTCGGGTCCACGCTGGTCCCCGAGTCGAACAACAACGAGATCAACGTGGTCAAGGGCATGGGCATCGAGGTCGTGTCGGTCAAGTACTGGGACGCCGCGTCCACGACCGCGTGGGGCATCGTCACGGACGCCGACAACGGCCTTCAGTGGCGCAACCGCCGCAAGCTCCGGCGCCGGACCTGGGTGGACAACGACGCCGAGGTGATGAAGTTCGCCGTGTCGTACCGCGAAGCGCACGGCTGGTCCGATCCTCGCGGCTGGTACCAGGGCAACACCTAGAGGAGAACGCGTCATGGCAAACGGACTCGACGGGCGCTGGGACTTCTCGCCCATTCCATCGAACCGGGCACCCGCCGGGGTGGACCTGGGCTCGGCCATCGTGCTCCCTCCTGGAGCGAACGTGTTCTTCGTGCGCGGGAACGGTACGACCGTCACCGAGTACGAGATCGACCCGCCCGGCCTGCGCGAGCGGCTTGCCGCATCGGTCAACCAGGCGCTTCAGTACTGCGTCGCCGGCCGCGGCGACGTGGTGGTGGCGCTGCCTGGCCACATCGAGACCATCTCGGCAGCGGACGGCTGGTCGAACCTCGTGGCCGCCACGCGCATCATCGGCGTCGGCCATGGCAACGCGCGCCCGACCATCACATGGAGCGCGGCGGCGTCGAGCCTGCTTCTGAACGTTGCCAACGCCAGCATCGAGAACATGGTCCTGCAACTGGCGGGCGACCCGGCCGCGACCACGGCGCTCACCGTGGCCGCGCCGATCACCGCCTCCGCCGCCGGGTGTGCCATCCGGGGCTGCCGCGTCAACGCGGGCGTGGACGCGGACCAGCTCGTCACCATCGGCGTCACGACCACGGCGGCAGCGGACGACTTCTCGTTCGAGGGGAACCGGCTCTACAGCGCCACGGCGGCCGAGGCGACGACGTTCATGCAGTTCGTGGGCGCGGACCGCCTTCGGTTCAACGGCAACCACATCGTCGGGGCGACATCGGCGGTGGCAGTGGGCTGCGTGCGGTTCCTCACCACGGCATCCCTCGACATCGAGATGCTGGGCAACATCATCCGCAACAACAAGGCGGCGAGTGAACAGGCAGTGACCGGCATGGCCGGCCTCACCGGAGAGGTGGACCACCTCTACATGACGGTCCTCTCGAACGCCGCCGCGGCCCTCACCGGCGCCTTCTCGACACCGGCAAGCCTCACCTTCGGCCGCCAGTGCTACGTGGCGAACACCATCGCGGAGCGCGCAGCGCTGTTCGGGACCGAGTCGGCGTAACAGACCGCCGGGCCACGGGCTTGGCTCTTGGCTCGGCTTAGGAGCCAAAAGTGGCAAGTCCCAACAACTACAAGACCGGCGCAGGCGGCTCGACCGGCGATACCCTCGCCACCGCTTCGCAGCTCGACCTCTCCGGGCACATCTGGTACGTCCACAGCGGAACGGGCACGGACGCGGCGTCTCCCCGTGGGCGCGAGCGGGTCAGGCCGCTCGCCACGCTGGCGCAGGCGCACACCAACGCGGCTGTCGGAGACATCATCGACTTCCTGTCCGGGCACGCCGAGACGCTGACCGCCTCGCAGATCATCGCCAAGGCAGGACTGCGCCTTGTCTCCGAAGGCACCGGGACCAGCCGGGCGCGGTTTACCTGCAACGGTGCGGTGGTCATGTTCGACGTGACGGCCGCCGGGGTGCTGCTGGGGAACCTCTACCTGCCGCAGTCTACGACTGCGCCCACGCCAGCCCGAGTCCAGATCGCCGCCGTCGGTTGCGACGTGCGCGGCTGCTACTTCGAGTGCGGTGCGAACGACACCGTGGAAGCGCTCAGGTTCGCCTCAGGGGCGGGCCAGTGCAGCATCCGCGACACCACGTTCATCTCGACGGCAACGAGCGTTGCGGCGCAGCCGGAAAGCGCCGTGGCGGTGACGGCCGCCATGAGCGACCTCACGCTCGACAACGTCGTCTTCGACGGTGGGACCACGGGGTGGTCGAACCCGTTCACGTTCGACGCCCAGGCGGCCATCACCCGGCTCATGGCGACCAACGTGGACCTTCTGCGAGACTCGGACATGACGGTTGCCACCGGCAGCGTCTACGTCGTGGGCATCAGGAACCGGAGCGGATCGGCCCGGGTGGTGCTGACGGCATGATGACCATCGGTCGCACGTACCACGGGCCACGTCGCAACTGGAACGACACCTGCGACTACTGCGGCGTGGACTGGCCGAGGCACCTCATGGTGCTCGACGAGAACGGCTTCCTGTCGTGCCCCGATGACAAGGAGGGACGGGTGGAACGGGCACTCAACTACCTGAACGCCGAGGGCGCCTCCGATGGGCCGCTCATCCGGGGCAAGACGAGAGACTACTGATGCCCGTCTCGGCCAACGCCACGCTCAACTTCACTCGTGACCAGATCATCACGATGGCGTACCAGTACGCGCAGCTCGTCCCGTCCGGGTCGGACCCGACGGCGGACGAGATCGCGATGGCATCGAACTTCTTCAACCTCGAACTCATGACGCTGCAAGCGGAAGGCGTCGTCTTGCGGACCGTCGAGCGGACCACTCTTTCGCTCGTGGCCGGGACGGCGACGTACTCGCTGCCGACCGACGTGATCGACGTCCAGCAGGGACCGAACGGACAGATGGGGACCATCGTGCCGACCTCGGGCGCCGAGAGCACGGTGCTCAACATCACCCGGACCGACTACCTGAGCCTCGCGCAGAAGTCGTCGCCGCAGGGACGGCCAACGCAGGTGCTCTTGGAGAAGTTTGCCACGCTCCAAGTGACGTTCTGGCCAGTGCCGGATTCGACATCCGCAAGCTTCCGGTACGCGAAAGTACGGCTCCTCAAGGACATGGACACCGGTACGGTCACCACGGACCTCGCCCGGCGCTGGTTGCAGGCTGTCACCTACGCGGTGGCGTCGCAGGTCGCGCTTGCCAAGAGCCAGGCGATGGAACTCGTCGGCTTCCTGCGCGGGGAGGCGGAACGGCTCAAGGACATCTGCCGCGCAGACGACGTGGAGCGCGGGCCGATGATGATGCGCGTGGCGCACTCCGGGAGGCGCTGGTAGTGGCCTCTCTCATCTCGTGGCTGGCGCATGCGGGCGCGCGCGACTCGGCGGGCAACGCTGTGGCGTCAGGGACCGCCTGGTTCTACCAGCCCGGTACCACCACCACTCAGGTGCCAATCTATTCCGACGCGCTGGAGACCACCGCCATCTCGCAACCGGTGACGCTGGATGCCGGTGGCCGCGCCAAGGTCTACACGAACGTCCCCGCGCGCATCGAGGTGCTGCAGGCGGCTGGCACGTCGGTGCTGACAATGGTGGTGGACGACAAGTCAAACACCGTGCGGGCGGAGCAGGTGGAGATCGAGAACGCCGGCTTCTCCGGTGTCTCATCCACCGGGACCGAGACGGCCGGCGGTGAGACGAGCTTGCAGGCCGTGCTGTCCCTGGCGCAGACGAGCATGGGGGGCACCGACTGGAAGTACACGGAGAGCGCCAGCGCCACCGCGCGGACCATGCGCGCCGCCATCGGGCGGTGGGTAACGCCGCAGGACTTCGGCGCGCTTGGCGACGACTCGAACGATGACACAACCGCCTTCCAGGCCGCGATCACGCGCGCGATGGCCGCTAACAAGGGCGTCTGGATCGAGCCGGGCATCTACCGCATCAACGCCACGCTGTCGTGCAACGGCGCGACGGCAGCGGGACTCATCATCGCCGGCGCCAGCCGGGCCGACTGCATCATCAAGAACATGCAGAGCGGAGCCGCCGCGCTCAGCATTGACCTCGGGAGCGCCATCGAATCGAGCATGCTGCTCCGCAACTTCCAGGTGACGGCGAACTCGACCAGCACTGGCGCGGCCATCGTGGTTGTGAACGGCGACGGCATCACCATCGAGCACGCCACAACCGCCCTCCATCGGATCGGCATCGACACGTCCGCCGTCGCCCACTCGTACGTCGAGGACTGCCTGGTGAACAGCACCGACTCCAACGCCGCAAGCAAGGGCTTCCGTCTCGGCACGCACGCGACGCTGGTGAAGTCGCGCGTCACCGCAGCGACGAACGGACGAGGCGTGTCGTTCGAGGGAACGTTCGGCCGGTCCAACTACTGCCGCGTCGCGGGCGCGTCTATCGGCTACGACCTCACCGCCGCGGACTGCATCACCGACTTCTCCGTGGCCGCGTCCTGCACGACAGGCTGGGCCGTCGGCAGCGTCGCGCGCTCTGGGGCAACCAACTGTCTCGGGTCGGGGAACACGACTGACATCACCGTGGGCGCCACGGCAAGCTCCGTGGTGGACGTGAACAACGCGTTTGCCACGCGCACGGACAGCGACACGAGCGGGCTCCTGTTCACGTTCAACAAGAGCTTCGGCCTGCGGCGGTTCCGTCAGAGCGGCACTGGCACCTTCTCGGTGACGCCGAATCTCGGGAAAGGCCCGTTGCAGGTCATCGTACTGACCAGTGGCGGTGGCGCGTTCACGATCAGTGCGACATCGACCGCAACGCGCTACGACGGCGAGACGTTCATCATGATCATCAACGCAGGCGGCGCTGCGCCTACGTCCGTTGTGATAGCCGCCCAATACACCGGAGATCTGTCGGCGCTGACACCGGGAGTCATGGGCAGCGGATCAATCCACGCCCTACTGTGCATCTGGCGCGCGGACACGGCGGTATGGGTGACGACCGAGATTCGCACCGCGATTGGTGGGTTTACGGGCAACGTGTGGTGATGGGCGACTGGGCGACAGACACGCTCCCCTTCTCGCAAGGGCAGATGTCCGGGCTGGCCGAGCTTGCCGGCGCTCAGCCGCTCGTCGTGAACGCCATCGCGGAGCCCACGGGCACGCTGCTCGCGCGCCCCGGGATCGCGTCATGGTCCGACTTCCCGTCTGCCATCCCGAACGCCTCTCCCGTCGTGGGCATGGTGCCATTTGGCGGCGACCTCATCTACGTGACCGAGGACCGTCGGCTCTGGCGCCTCACCGGCGGCAGCGTCCTCGCTCTCACGGACACGACCGACGCGACCACGTCGCTCGCCAGCGCCCTTCGGCCCATCATGCTCGCGCTTCGTGACAAGGTGGTGGTGGCCGGTGGTGGCGCCATCCAGAAGTGGGTGGGCGGCGCGATCCTGTCTGAACGCCTCGGCGGCTCGCCGCCCGTCGCCACGCACGTCGCGGGCATCGCCACGCGCATCGTCGCCATGCGCGCCGACGCCTCGGGGCAGTTCCAGTGGTCGCGTGCAGGAGACGGCGGCCACGAGACATGGGACGCCCTCAACTTCGCGGAGGCGGAAGCGAAGCCGGACGTGCTTCGGGCGCTCCACGACAACACCAACGAGGTGTTCGCGTTCGGCGCCGAGACACTGCAAGTGTTCAGCCCGGACGCGAACACCGGGTTCACGCCCGGTCGGACGCTCAACCTTGGGCTCCTGGCGCCGTACAGCGTGGTCCGCATGGACGACGACTTCGTGTTCCTCGACCGCGAGCGTCGGTTCGTGCTGACGGACAGTCGTACGTACGGACCGGACAGCGTCATCTCGACCGGCATCGAGCGGACACTGCGAGAGCTTGGCCGGGTGGACGACTGCTTCGGGCTCCGGATGCGGATCGACGCGTGGGACGCGGCAGTCTGGTTCTTCCCCACGGACGGCAAGGGCTTCGTGTGGGAGCGGCGCCTTGGCAAGTGGGCGGAATGGCGCGCGTGGTCCGGCACCGACTGGGCCGAGCCCAGCATCACGAGCGCCGTGTCGTGGCCCGAGGAGAACGTCATCCTGGTCGGCCTCGCGACGGGTCAGATCGCCCGTCTTGCCCCCGGGGTGACAGCGGATCTGTCCGCCATCCTCAAGGTGCAGGTGCGCACCCCGTTCGTCGATCACAAGACCAATAACCTCAAGCACTGCAAGGCCGTCCGGTTCCGCTTCAAACGCGGGGCGCAGACGACCGCGCCCGAAGTGCGACTGTCCTACCGAGACGACACGGGCGCGTTCCGCCCGCTTCCCGCGCTCACCCTTGGCGGCCTCGGTGAGTACGACCCGGTGGTGGAGGTCCGCAGCGTCGGGACGTACCGCGTCAGGCAGTGGGACATGGTGTACACTTCGACACCTGGGTTCACGTTCGTCGGGGCCGAGGAGACGTTCGAGGTACTGGCCAATTAGGAGGGCACGCGATGGCTGACAGGTACGGATCGGCTTTGCAAGGTGGCCTCGGCGGCGCTGGTATGGGCTACATGGTCGGCGGCCCCATGGGCGCCGCCATCGGCGGCGGTCTCGGCGCGCTCACTGGCTGGCTTTCGGGCAGCTCGTCCGATGCCCAGCGAGAGGCCAACGAGAAGGCCATGAGGCGGCTCCAAGAGATCCAGCGCGAGCAGTACCGTCGCCGGATGGAGGACCTGCAGCGGACGATGGCGTTCTACGAGGCGCCCAAGGCCCTTCTGGCCACGCAGTTCAGAACGCCGCCTCTTCTCCCCATGGGCGCCCAGCCACGACTCGCCGGACCACCGCTCGGCATGAGGACCGCGCCGACACCGATGGGGCCGACCCCGCTCGACATCCTCTCGCGTGGAGGCCCGTGATGCCATTCGACCCGATGGGCACGAACCTTGCGACCGGCGAGTACGTCCCGTACTACAACCCGTTCCGGTACATGGCGCGCACGCCGACCACATGGGCCGCGACACTGCCGGCCGGCACGGGCACACTGGGCCAGCGGCAGGCGATCCGGTCGCAGCCTGGCATCCAGTCCGCCGAGATGGGGGCACCCGCGATGCTCGGCCAGCGCCTCACCTACCAGCCCGGTCCTGGCGGCCAGGGCTCCTACCGATGGATGCAGGAGGGCGCGGACGCGCCTCGCCCAGCCCGGTGGGCACCGTCGTCGATGCCGGGGCAGGGGGGCGCGTCGTACGGGCCTCCGTCGGCTCTCGAACTGATGCGGAACCGCAAGCGCGGGTTCCTGCCCGAGAGCGGCTGGTACGGAGGGCGTCGGTAAATGCCGACACCGCCCTCCGCGCTGCCAATCGGCGGTTTGTTCCAAGGAGGGCGCACTGGCGCACTGCCATCGCAGACTGTTCAACGTCCGGCGCCCGAAAAGGAGCCAGAACGCAAGGTCGGAGATATCAAGGTCATCGACGGTTTAGTCTATGAGTGGAACGGCACCAACTGGACACGGGTTTTCGACAAACCATCCGGGCCACCCGTAGACGATCCAGAGGCGAAGGCATGGGCCGACAAGATGTCCGAGGGCTCGCAGCCCGGCGCCGGTGAGGAGTGGTGGCGCGAGAACGCCGCCAAGTTCACCCAGCCATCGACCGCCCAGGACTACTGGGCCGGGCAATCAGGCTACTTCACGGGTCCGTCTCAGTACGAGGGGCCTCAGCGGGCCTACGCCGGTGAGGCGCGGGACCTGACCGCGCTCGGGCCTGGCGCCGGGGAGCAGTTCTACACGACCGATGCGTGGAAGTACGCCGACCAGCCCAGCATCACCGAGGCGCTGCGTCTCGGGAACCTTCCCGGGCTGTGGCAGGAGGGCGCGGCCGAGAGGTTCTACGGCGGCCCGGGTCAAGAGCTTGCGGGCGAGGGTACGCTTGAGGACTGGTTCGCCAAGTACGGCGAGCGGTTCACCCAGCCCGGCACGCTCACGCAGAAGATGACCGGCATCGAGGCGCTGATCGGTGGCGCCACTGCCGGGCAGGGCTTCGGCGGCGCCGCCCTCCCCCAACTCGTTGGTCCGGGCTACACCGAGCGCATGGCGGCCGGCTTCGCGCCCGAGGAGTCGTACTCCGAGCAGTTCCTGACCGGAGAGGGGCCGGGCGGGCTCGACGCGCTCATGCGGCGCCAGTACGAGCTCGGGGAGCGCCAGCTTGAGAACCGAGCGGCGGCCACGGGGGCCTTCGGTGCCGGGGCGTCGATGCGTCTCAACGAGGAGCTTTTTGCCGACCTCACCACGCAGCGGACGCTGAACGAGATGAAGCTTCGAGAACAGTCGGACGCCGCCAAGATGGCGCGGTTTGCGGAAAGCCGGCAACTCATGTCCTCGGCGGACGAGGCGCTGCGCGGGCGGCTCGGCGTCGGCTTCACCGGCGCGCGCGGCATGGACGAGACGGCACTGGCACGGGCAGGCGCGCTTCAGGGGCTCTACGGCGCGGCGGATGAGTCGGACCTTGCGCGGCTCACGGCTGGCGCAGGTGTCGCGGGGGCGGCACAGCGCGTGGGCATCGAGCGGCTGGGCGAACTGGGCACCGCCGCCGAGAGGGCGCAGGCCGCGGAAATGGCGCGGACGCGCGAACGGTTCGTGGAGGCGCGGAGCGCGGACGAAATGGCCCTCGAACGCCTGCGCGCGAAGCAGTCGGCGGCGGACCTTGCCGAGCGCGCGCGCATGGACCGGGCGCGGCTTGGACTCTCGGGTATCCAAACGGGCGCCAAGATCCTCAGTAACATCGAGGACGCCGAACTGCGCCGCATCACGGCCGGTGGGCAGCTTGCCGGCCAGACCTCCGAAGACGCGCTCAAGTGGCTCGGCGCTCAGTTTGGGGGCGCAAGGACCGTGCAGGATCTTGCGATGGGGCGGCAAGCCGCCGACTGGGACAAGCTGTTCGGGCTTACGGGCGCCATGGCGGGCAGCTACGCCACGGGCACCGACCGCATCAGCACCGAGCAGCGCGACTTGCAGATGGCGGAAATCGAGGGGCTGCTGCGCGACGGGAAGATCACGAGCGAACAGGCCGACAACATGCGGGACATGCTGCTCCAAGGCGCGAACATCGGGCTCAGGCTCCATGAGATCAAGTCCGGCCGTCCAGCGCCAGCGCCGGTGGGGCGTCCGGCGCCAGCGCCGGTGGGGCGTCCGGCGCCAGCGCCGGTGAAGAAGTAACACGATGGCGGCCATCGACTGGAACGTTGGCGGGTCAGCGCGATCGCCCGGGCCGGACCTTGCTTCGCTGGGCGCGACCCTGGACCTCATTGCTCAGCGTCGCCAGCAATGGGCCAAGATGGAGCAAGAGCGCCAGATGGAGGCCGAGCGGATCGCGGCACAGCAAGAGCAGGAGCGGCTGCGCGCCGAGGCGGCGAAGGAGGCAGCGCGGCTCAAGGCCAAGGAGGAGATCGAGAAGCGCCGGTTCGAGGCGCAGCCCAAGATCCGCGAGGCACTGGAGACGGGCAAGCCGGAGGCAGCCGTGGAGACGGCCCAGATGCTGGGCGGCGAACTCCGCGGGATACAGTGGCAAGCACCTCCGCCGCCACCGGAACCGGAGATGCCGGGCGCTCCGCAGCCCGGGCGCATGGCTGAGGCAGCCGCCCTTACCCGTGTCAGTCCCGAAGTATACGCGGAGGTGCGCGGAGCCGAGGCGTCCTACCAGAAAAGTCTGGCGGACCGGGAGGCCAAGATCGCCGCCGACAAAAAGCGGGCCGAGGAGCGGACATACGAGCTTCTGTACCCGGGCGCCGCGCCGATCTTCATGTCGGAAATGGCAGACGTGAAGGCGCGTCTCGCCGCCGGAGGACGCGAACTCGCGGGCATGGAAAAGTACGCGGGCATCGTCGCGGAGATGGACAAGCAGTACGACGGCGCCGGCTCTCGCGCCATGGCGCTCGTCCAGGCCCGCGTGAAGGCCGGACAGGTGGGCACGGACAAGGAGAGCATCGACCAGGTATTCCGGCAGGAACTACAGAACGAACGGGCGGCGTTCGCCAGGGCCGAGAGCGCCATGGCCGCCCAGGCGGGCCTCGGGATTCGCAGGGCAGAGGCGGCGCGGAAGCCCGAGGAAAAAGAAGGCAAGGTGCTCGCCGAGGCCGAGTCGAAGTTCGAGACGGCCACGCGTGGTGTGTTCAATCAGGCCGGGTTCAAGGACCTCCAAAAAGTGTCACACAGCATCCGTGAGACGCTGGACCTCATCGACAAGGGCGGCGCTGGTGCCAAGCCCATCGTGCTGGGTCGGTTCGTGCGGCTCGGACAGGGACCGGGCGTGCTCTCCGACAAGGACATGCCGGTCTTCTGGAATCGCATAGGCGGTGTTATTACGCGGACATGGGACGCCGTACAGGACGCCCTCCGCGGTAACATGGGGCGCGACAAGCAGGCGCTTGTCACCCAGGCGCTTATCGAGTTGGCGCGCAGCACGAAGCGTCGCTATGCCGAGGTCGAGGGCATGATGACCGAGCGGTTCAGCACCGACTACTGGAACAGCGTCGGTGGCAACTGGAAGACGCAGGCGATCCGGCTCATCAACCCGAAGTACAAGCCGAAGGGCGAAGGCGACCTTGGCGCCAGGATGAAGGAAGCGGACCTCTGATGGCAGACGACCTGAAAGCACGCCTGCTCGGCCACATCTACGGCATGGATGGCAAGAAGGCCACGGCCGCCCGTGACCTTTGGGCGCAGCACGAGGACGAGCTTGGCCCCATGCCGAAGGTCATGGTGGACCAGATCGAGGACGGCATGACGACGTTCTTGACGGACGAGGACGAGCCGACCACGTTCACGACCAAGACGACCGGCCGGTTCGAGGGCGAGTGGCTTGGAGACGGCAAGCCGGCCTCCGTGCGCGCCATGGAAGCGAAGCGCCGGCAGCTTGAGGAAGGACGCGAGGTCGGGACCCCCGACTACACGCTGCCCGGAGAGATGCGCCCGCTTGGCATGGGGGCTGAGACGGGCACGCCCGAGATGGCCGGCAAAGTGGCGCGCGAGGTGGCGGGGTTCGGGGCTGGGCTGCTCACGGGCGGTCTCGGCGGCGCGGCGGTGCGAGCGGCACTGCCGGCCATGCGGGCCGCGCGCGCGGCAGCAACGCCACTCGTCGGCGGCGCAGCCGGCGCGGCGTACGGCGGCGTGACCGGCGGCACGGAAGGCGCCATCGAGGGGGGCACCCTAGGTTTGGCGCTGGAGCCCGCGGCGGCGGGCCTTGCGGCAGGAGGGCGAGCGGCGGTGGGCTCCGGGCTCGACGTTCTGAGGGCGACCAAGGCGGGCCAGGCATTGGAGAGGTTGCGCGGAGCCGGTTACCGGAAACTGCCGGAGAAGATTCCGGGGGCCATGCCGGAAGACGCGCGTCTCAAGGCCGCTGAGGCAGCGGCAAAAAAAACGGGTAGGGAAGCCTCGGTGACGCTCATGGGAAAGCCCGAGGCGTTGGGCAAGGACCCGGGGAAGCTCGTGGCCGTATACGAGCGGCGGTTCGGTAAGCCGTACGAGGCGGAACTTGCCGTCGCCGACGCGTCCCCGGAAGCGTCGAAACTCGTCGAGGGGGCCGATGCGATATGGGAGTCGCTTGAGAAGTCCCTGAAGAACAAGGAATGGACGGAAGCAGAGCGGTCCTCCATCTCGGACGCGACCGACGCGGTTGTCGCGGCCATCGACGAGGGAATGACGAACAAGACAGCGCTGCAAATCCGCCGGCACCTCGACCACGTAGCTCGCGCGGCGGGGTCTACCGGGAAAAGTCCGAAGGATGTCGCGCTGGCGGACGCAGCACAGCGCGCGCGTGAGATCGTCGCCCGTGGCCCGTACGCCAAGGCGAGCGAAATCTACAAGAGCGGGCAGGACTGGATCCAAGAGGCCCGCGTTCGGCTTGGTCTTCCGACCAAGCGGGAGGGCGAGTTGTTGCCGGAAATGGAAAAGGTCGGCAGAACACTAGCGGCCCCGGCGGAGACCAAGGGACGGCTCGGCGGCATGCCGCAGAAGTACCCGGAACTGGCGTCGGAAATCGGCGCCGCGGAAGCGGCCCGGGCGGCAAGTCTCAAAACGACAGGCGAGGCCGCCGCCTTGCAAGAGGCGCTTGACGTGCTCACCTACCGTCCTGGGGCCGGGGTGCCGGCCGCCGCGTCGGCGGCGCTGTATGCCGCTGGTGCACCGGGCAGAGCGGTCGCTGGCGCGACGGCGGCAAGAGGCGGCTTGCAACTGGCAGCGCCGTTCACCGGACGCGCGTTGATTCCCGGGCTCGAATCCGTCCAGCGCACCTTGCGGCCACGCGGCGTCTCCCCCGTCCCGTTCTTGCTGCCGGCCGGGAGCTTCTTGCAGGACGCCCTGGAACAGCGCAGGCTGGACGCGGAGCGGCAACGGTTGGAAACAGAGGAGATCCTTCGCGGCCTTCAAGGAGAGTAGGACATGCACAACATCGGACCCATCACGCTCGGCACGAACGCGACGCCGCTTCCCGGCAACAGCCAGCACACCTACGTCGTGGACTCGACGCGGTTCAACGATGGCGGGTGGACGGCGGGGGCCGCGGCGGCGGCGCCCGGCAAGAACCGCGGCGTGCTTGGCGGATCGCGCATTGCCGGGACGATACTGCCCACGGGGCAGGCCGTGACGGTCATCTACGAGCTTCTGACCGACTACGACGGCACCACGGCGGCGGCGTTCGAGCAGGACACGAACGGGCCCGGCGGTGGTTCGCAGGTGGTGGCGGCCGGGACGACACAGCCGTTCTCGTGGCTGCCGCATGCGGTGGACTACCGCATCCGGATCCTGGCCGGGGCGACTGCGCCGACGACGCTCAAGACGACTTGCCAGATCGTGTGGGACCGGAGCGCCGGGGTCTAGTCGATGGCCGTCGTGCCCATCTCGTACGGGCCTTCCCCTCGCAACTGGTTGAAGGGGCAGGACGTGGCAAGCGCGTCCACGCTCGCCATCGGCACGGACGGCAACACGTTCGACGTGACCGGCGCGGTCCAGATCGACTACATCTCGACCAAGGCTCTCCGGCCGGGCCACACGATCCTTCTCAAGTTCGAGGGGGCGCCGAACCTCAACCACAACGCCAGCAGCGTGCCGGCGAACACCGCGTCGATGCTGCTCTCGGGAGACGTGGACTTCCCTACGAGCGCCGGGAACATCATCGAGCTTTGGTACGACGGCACCAACTGGCGCGAGATCACCAGGAACACGTCGTCGGGCACGGGCGGTGGGTCGTCGGCCGTGGCGAACTGGACGGCGACGCTGGCGCGGTACTTCCTCATCGACTACGACGGTGGGAGCGACAGCAACGACGGCTACATCGACGCGGCGGCCGGCTCGACGCTGGCGCCGGCTGGCAAGGCCATCAAAACCATCGAGCGCTTCCACCAGATCTTCCCGCGCTTCGGCAACGGACGCATGGCCGTCGTCCTGGTCAAGCCGCGCGCAGTGGGCGCCACGTACCGCAACGTCGCGGACACCGCCGACGACGGATTCGACTTCAACGGCGTGACTGGCTACTCGTACCTCCTGCGGCGAGGGTCCACGGACCTCTCGAACGACGCCAGCGACCGCGTGACATGCGGGGCCATCGTCGCGACGGCCGGCCCGAACGGCGACAGCAGCTACACCGTCAGTGCCGGGAGCGTGAGTACGGTCACCAACGCGGCCGGGTCGTTCGGCGCGACGGACGCGCAGACGGGCTACCGGATCCGGTTCACCGGGAACGTGACCGCCGCGCTCGCCAACGTCACGCGGTTCATCCAACTGAACACGGGAACAGTGCTCACGCTCGGAACGGACCTCGGGACGGCACCGGCCGTGGGGGACTTCTTCTTCATCGAACGGCCCGGGGTCCGCATCGCGCGGTTCCTTGATGGGATAGCCGACGGCGGGCGCATCCTGCTCGGGTCCAGCTACAACGACGACACCCGGGTCATCGCCGGCATCGGCATGACCGCGACGACCGCGAGTGGCGTGCTACAGGTGTCGTCCGGCGGCGCGACGCGCGTGGCGTTCTGCGAGCTTGTCACGTCCTCGACGAACACCGGGTTCAGCACGGTAACACCGTTTGGCAAGCTCTCCGTCACGTCTGCCTACTTCGACGAGACGGGCACGTCACGCACCGTCGGCGGCTTCCGGTCGAACATGCACGTCAACCTCGTGGCGCTGCAACTCGCGGTGACGAGCTTCGCGGGCCTGCCGGCGACCGGGCGTGACACGTTCGTCGGTCTCGACACGATGGACGTTGGCGGTTCGGGCAGCTTTTGGGTGCAAGCGCCACAGTGCCAGCGCGGTCAGGTGATGGCCGGCCCGAATAGCGTCACCGCACTGTCGCGCTTCGGCACGGTGACGGCCACGGCGCGCCGGACGAAGATCAAGGGCTCGGCGCAGGCCTTGGAGTTCGTCGAGTGGTCCGGGCAAGTGTCATCGGTGGACTTCGAGAACGTGACCAGCGGCGCCGGGTGCCTGCGCGTGCAGGGCACCGGTTCCAAGGTCGCCATCGACGACTGCGTCGGTTCGACCGGCAACACGGACGTGGGGTTCCAGATCGGCACGGAGTGCTTCGGCTGCACCATCGTCCTCGGCGTGCGCGTGGCGAACACCGTGACCGGCACGGCCGGCGACATCCGCCTGAACGACAACATCCTCACGACGCACGCGGCATTCACCATCACGAATCTGCCCGACGACAACGGCAACAACATCATCGGCACCGGTGACTCCATCGTGGCGCAGGCGGTGCAGATCGTGAACCAATCAGGCGCCACCTATGCCGTTGGAGACGTGCTGCGCGGCGACGGGACCACGAACCAGTCCACGAGCGCCCAGGCCAACACAGCGGCGAACGCCTCTGTCATCGGCTTCGCGCTGACGCCGAACACGAACACCACGGCTGGCTTCATGACCTTCGGCCCTTACGCGTGGGCCAACTTCGACGGCGCGCCGACTGCGGGCGCCATCGCCTACCTGTCTACGGGCACCGCCCGCAACCTCACCACGACCGTGCCGGCTGTTGCCGGGACGAACCAGAAGCTGCGCGTAGGACGGGTCATAAAGGTGAGCGGAACCCGGGGCATGGTGCGCTGCTCGACCGAAAACCTTGCCGTGCTGGCGGACGGAGCCGCGTAGGACCATGGCCACCCTACCAATCGCCTACGGCCCGCGCCTCCGCAACTTCATCAAGGGCACCGACATCGCGTCGGCGTCCACGCTCACACTGCCCACCGACGGCAACGTCTTCGACGTGACCGGTACCACGACCATCAACCACCTCTCGACCATCGGCATCCCGAAGGGCTTCACGTTCATCCTGAAGTTCACCGCGGCGCTGACCCTGACCAACAACGCTGGCGCGCCTCCCGCCAACACGGCGCCAGTGCTCCTCGCAAGCGGCGCCAACTTCACGACCGGCGCCAACAAGGGCATCACGCTGTTTTGGGATGGGACCAACTTCATCGAGGCGGTGCAAGGCTCCGGCGGTGGCGGAGGGGGTGCCCCCACGGGCGCGTCGTACGTCGTCATGGGTCTCGATGGCACGCTCACAGCAGAGCGCGTGGCGACAACGAGTACCAGCGTCTCGGTCGTGGACGGTGGCGCCGGCGGCAGCGTCGAGTTCCGGCGCGCGGCCCTGACCGGTGACGTGACAGCCTCCGCCAATGCCAACGCAACAACGGTTGCCAACGATGCGGTCACCTACGCCAAGATGCAGAACGTCTCGGCTGCGTCCCGTCTCGTCGGTCGCGGTAGTGCCGGGGGCGCGGGGGACCCAGAGGAAATTACACTGGGCAGCGGCCTCTCCATGTCTGGCACGGCACTCGCTGCCACGGCGTTCCCCAAGTTCCACTTCTACTCAGACCAGTTCGACAACCCGAACTCCGCGAACTGGATCGTCAACTCGCTGGCCCCAGCCGCCGCCGACTCGCTCAACGCCGCGCTCACGGTGCGCCGGC